GTGTATCTTTAAATAATACATATTATACATTTAGTAATGGAAAATTATGGCAACATAATAGTGAAAATGTAACATATAATAATTTTTATAATGCAGGAACTGCAGAATCATTTGTAATTCCTATATTTAATGATGCGGCTTCACTAGTTAAACAATTTAATAGTTTAAGTTATGAAGGTGATGCTGGATGGGTTTTAACATCTATAGAAACAGATCTTAATAATGTAGGAACTATTCCTGTTATTACTACAAATTATTCTGTTGATGTAACAGATACTTTTGAAACAGATAGCACATCTTTAACAATAAATTACGCTGGGTCTGATACTGGAGACTGGGTAGGTAAATACGGAACTATAATAGATGATTTAAGCCTATCATTGACACTTGCTGACCTAGTAGTGGTTGAAAATACCGAAGTAGTTGAAACGAGCCAAGTAGGAAGCTTAGACGCTGTTTCTATTGTAGACACCTTATCAAGTGGCATAATTGATATAAGTTCAACAATTCAGGACATACCATTAGATATTAATATGGCTGATATAAGTATTAGTAACGAACTTCCAATAGAAATAGAAATGCCAGAGTTAGAAATGGATATGCCAGAAATTGAGATGCCAGATTTAACTGATATGCCTGAAATTGAAATGCCTGATGACTTACCAGAAATAAATGATATAGAAATTGAAACTGTTAATGAGCCAGAGCCAGAAACTTTGGAAGAAATAAGAGAAGAGATCCCAGATGAATTAGAAGAAACTGATATGGAAGAAGATATAAAAGAAACCGAAGAAAATATTGAGGAAGATATAGAAGAAAAAATTGAGGACATTGATGAAATTCAAGAGGACTTGAAAGATGAAACAGCAAAAAAACCTAGCAAAGCAATTAAGAAAAAAGTAAAAGAAAAGAAAGAAAAAACAAAAGAATTAAAAGATAAACCACAAGCGAAGAAAACAGTAAAACCAGCAAAAACAAAAGAAAAAGAAAAAAAAGAGGGGTCTGATTCGTCTAATATAGAGAGTAAAAAAACTATTAGTGGTAAGACTACCTCTAAAATTAAATCAGATATAGTGATTAAAGAGATTGACCTACCTACTGTTATATCATTTAATAAAGAATATTTTGAACAAAAAATAACTGATACATTAGATTTAACAACAACGGAGATAGACTTTTATGAACAAGACGGATTCAACAACAATCAAGATTACGCCCAAGCTAATTCTGATTTTTTTAATCTCGGTAGCAACTCCAATAGCGAGTGGGATTTGGTTTCTAAGCGACATGACATCACGATTAAACAATTTAGAAGATAGTATTACTAACTTACCATCAGCAGATACTTCAAAAATAGTTGAAAGAATAAAAGCGATTGAAGTTAGTACAGAATTTAACGAAAGAAAATTGGAAAAAATTGACGCAGACATTGATAAGATTGTTGAGCATGTTGACAGCTCTTTTAGAAAGATTACTGACACTATGAATTCCAATCCATTATCGTTAGGGAATTAATATGGACAATGATACACGAGAGTGCTTTAATCGAATTGAGAAACAGCTAGAAAGATTAACCATTGAGGTATGTCAAAACTCAAAAGATATTGCAGAGTTAAAAGCAACTGCCAATATGGGTAAAGGTGCATTAAGAGTTATCTTGTTCTTTGGCTCTCTAGTTGCTATTGTTTTATCAGTTATAAAAGTAGGGGAAAATATATGATCGGACTTATCGTATCAGGTTTATCAAAGGCAGTCGGTGGCTACTTTGAAAATAAAGGCAAAGAATCTATTGCTAAAGCTGGGTTAAAAAAAGCCGAGATTGAGGCAAAAACATCTATTGAAAAAGCTGTGGCAGAAGGTAATGCTGACGCAATTAAATTAAAATCTGAATGGGAAAATAAAGCAGTTGACCAATTATCTAGCAGTTGGAAAGATGAGTTTATAACTTTTGTGGTGCTATCGCCTTGCATATTAATTTTTTTTCCTAGCTTTCAACCTTTCGTTAGAATGGGTTTTGACATCTTAGGAACATTACCTGAATGGTATATTAATTTGATTTATATAACTGTATGTGCTGGACTAGGATTGAAGGGCGTTGGTGGAATCTCTAAATTTATGAGGAAAAAATAATGTTAGGAATAATGAGACATGGTTGCAATAAAATAAAAGATGCTATTGAAAAAATAAAAGATATTATTGATGACATAAGTTATAACATTCCAGACTGGGTAATTTTTACAATTAAAGTTTCAGTCATTTGTGTAGCTTGGATATTCTTAATAACTTAATTAAGATTCTACTGCTACGCAGAATATTAAAATCATAAGGATAAGGAATTCTATTTGTTCCATTATAGTATTTTTATATTTATAACAATTTTAATATTACTATAAAATTCAAAATAAACACAAATTTTTCATAAAATTTAAAAACTTAAAAAAACCCAAAAACAATTTTTCTCTAAAAATGTTATAATGGTATTATATAGTTAATTAAGTTATATAGTTTTCATTAAGTATATAGAACATTTTAATTATATCTGAGCCAACAGTAGAAATAAAATAACAAGGAAGTGAGTTGGCATTGGCGATCCAACTAACATTAAGATTAATGCTTAATGGAGTGGTATAAAACAATTAGGAAAAAACTTACCTTAATTTTAATCAACTTTAGGAAAATAATAATGAGCAAAAAAATGAAAGCAGTAATTAAAGAAGAAGAAATAATCGGTATCGGTGGCAAGACAGTAGTTTATGCAGTCTATATTGATGGCAAACATTTAGACGATTACCATCAATCAATGACCGTAGAACAAGTGGAAAAAGATGTTAGGAAAGAACTTAAAAAACCTGATTTAAAATTTGATTTCCACAGCATTCGTATTGATGCTAGTTTTGATCCATTTATTTAATGTGGACAATCAAGTCTAAGTAAAGTAACACAAATCAGAGGGTGGCTATTTAGTCGCCCTCTTTTTTTTGCGTTGGTTTTATATTTGAAATTAAATCAACAGCCTGATTTAGATTGCTTAATATTATGAAATAATTTGCAAGATTTTTAAGTACATCTTCTGTTATTTCTTTTTCCATTTCAGCATTAATAACATTTACTGTATGCGTAACTTCATCTTGAATTTTAGTTTTGATTTTATCGTATATAATTTGTTGTGCTATAGCTGTCATATTATCTCCATGATTCTCCAAAACACCAAGCCACAATACACTTTCTAATTCCTTTAGTTACTGGTGTTATCCTATGATTTAAAAAACTTGTAAATGCTATTAATTTATCTGGGGTTGAATTAAGAGTAATTATTTTTCCACCATCTCCGAAGAATTGTAGATCGCCACCTGTAAACCCTTCATTAAGTACCCATGAGATAGATATTTTTCTCATTGATGCAACGCCAGAGCCAATATCAGAGTGCCAATCATATTTAGCATTATCTTCTGCATGATATTCCAAATACTGTATATCTTGTAATCCACTTAGTTTGTAATTAAAGGTTTCATTAAGTTGAACAAGGGCATGAGATAAAAATTCAGAAGTAAGAGAATCTTTTTGATTTAATCGCCAACATTGAACTCTCCTTAAATCTGATGGTACAGTTGTTCCTGTTGAAACTTCTTCGCCATATTCGTATGCCTCTTTCAAGACTAATGCTGTTGCTCCTGTGTCCATTTCTAAAGGAACAATTCCATATTCTGAATCAGAATTTTTATCATATTTTACATTGTCTGCAAAAAATTCAGTCTTTAAATGCGATAATCTTCCCATAATTTCTCTTTAAAAAAACTCCCTCTATTTCTAGAGGGAGAACTTAACTACCAGTCAATGCGACTGGATTTAGGAACAGCCTTATGAAAAAAAGTAATATCACTTATATAATACATATTTAAAACGGAATGTCATCATCAAATTCTTCTTTAATAATTTTTTCAGCTTGTGCTGGAGTTACCTTAGTATCTTCTTTCTTTTTAAGTTCCTTATCAAAATTTTCGCCACCTACTAAACCCTTATCCCATTTTTCTTGCGTAACAATGTTATAGCTACCATCTTCATTTTTAAATAAGGCACACTCCCATTCTTCGCCACCAATATTAATATTACCTTTTAATGCTGGTGCTTTTGGATTTTCACTATTATTTTTCCATAACCTTCCACTAAATTCTTTGACAGTATATTCATTTCCATTTTGTGTTTCTTTCTTCATAGCATTTTTCATAAAATCATAACTCATTTTTATTTCTCCTTTCCACAATGTGGACATATATTTTTAAAATTTAAGTTGTTTTTTTTCATTGTATCTTTTATAGCATTTATACACATAGCTCCAATATGTGGAAAGCCTAGAATATCTTTTTCTGAATAATTTGCTAAATTTTCAAAATAATCTATTCCACCAGATAACAACCCATTCTGTATGAGTACATTTTTTCTTGAAATATTATGAAATTTTATTTTTCTTATTGGGATATGGCTCATTTTATTTATCCTTGTTTAGTTTTTTGTTAGTTCTTTCTATACATTCATAATGATTTTCTCTGTATAACTCTTTATTTTCTCTAACATAAGCAGACAACCATTGTAAAGTTTTTGGCAAATCGCCCATCTCCACTAAATACTCTTTCAAAAGCCTCTTATGCGTATCAATAGTTATTTTTAAAATAGAATCAGCTTTATCGTCAACTGTTTTTAAAAATTTATCCATGCCATCACTAGTTATATCTTTGTATAACATATCACGAATATCTTCCTCTGATGACGCTAACTCAACTTGACGTTGTATTTCCAAATCATTTGCATAATTTTCTTCTTCTCCATCTTGCTCGTATAACCCATATTTATCATAACTCATTTTATTTATCCTCTGTAACAATGTTATTTGATTTTACAAAATACTGCCAATGGTCTGGCAGAAGCATTTTAATTTCTATTTGGAATTCTTCATCTACGTTGTTATATAAACTGTCGCATATTTTTTTTACAGTTAAAGAATACAAACCATAAATATATTTGCAATCTGTAAGACATAATCTTTCGTATGTGCCATAGCCCAAATCTGTATAATTGCAAAATTCTATTGCTTTTAAATTATGTTTTTTTATGTAAGCAACTAAAACCTCTGAATTTAGCTTTATCATAAATTTTGATTTTAAAGATTTTTTAATAGACATTTCATTAATTGCTGGGTGAAATGATTTTAATTCATTTGGTTTAATATAATTTTCATGCAGTTTCTTTTGTTTTTCCACAAAGATTATTTTTTTATCAAATACTTTATTTTTTTTTATTTTAAAATGTAATATTGCCATTTTATTTAGCCCTCATTTTTTAGGTTAATTTGTACACTATTTCCATTTAAACAAGATGGAACTTCGTCATCTAATTCTTCACAATGACTGCCATCTTTTCTTGTAACATGTACGAAAACTCTACTTCTATTCATAGCAATTAAAACTGACAAATCTTCATTACTTAATTTATTAGACATTTCCACGATTTCTTTAGTTTCCATTATGTACTCCTATATTGCGTCTGCTGGGTTAGGTACTCTTTTTCCTTTTAAAGAATCTTCGGCTTTATTGCCGTCATCATCATCATTCCCTGTTATCATTAATAAATTTTCATAACAATAGCGCTTTGCATAAGTCAGTAGACTGCCTATTGCTTGAGGTCGTCTTTCAGCATACATTGTTATACAACTTGGGAAATATTCTCTTGTTTCAGTATGTGTCATACGCATACGAAAATGAACAGTTGATTGTTCTTTCCCGTGTACTGTTTCTTTGTCATATGTTTGCGTGAAAGTTGTAACTATATTATGCTTTAATAATATTGGCTCACATACTTGTATGATGTCATTTAAGGTTGCGTAAGTATTACCAAAGTGTTCATTTTTGCCTTTTTTAGCAATCCCAACATTTTGAATTTCAAGTCTTGCATTTCTAAATGCCTCTAGATGTTTACATGGTACATTAACCTTTATTATTTCTTTCTCTTTTGTATTGCTCATTGTCATCTCCTAATTTAAGTTTTATTAACATAGATTCCCACCTATGCAAAAACTATAATGCAATTATATAAATAAGTAAACAAAATTATATAAATATTTAGTTTAATTTTGAATAATAATATTTACATAATATAACTCCTAATATATAATTTAATTTTGAATAATAATATTTAGATTTAAAATATTATTATATTATTAATTA